GGATCTTCTGGCAAATGAATTTACAAGAAGTTTCAAACCTGTGGGTAGAGAAGTACAGACCGCAAAAACTCGATGACTTCGTAATAACAGATCAAAATCTTGAGATTGTAAATAGTTTTGCTAGCAACAAAGAAATACCTAATCTCTTGCTAGCAGGTAAGCAAGGCTTAGGTAAAACCACTCTTGCTAAGATCTTGGTAAAAGATATTTTAAAATGTCAGTACCTCTATATAAATGCTAGCGATGAAAATGGCATAGAAACTATTAGAACAAAAGTAACAAGTTTTGCACAAACCAAAAGCATTGATGGTGGTATTAAGGTTATTATTCTTGATGAAGCAGATGGCATATCACTAGAAGGCCAGCGTGCACTAAGGAACACTATGGAAGAATTCTCTAATCTTACACGCTTTATTTTAACTGCCAACTACAAATATAGAATCATACCTGCATTACAGAGTAGATGTCAAAATCTTGACATTACACCACCTCTAGACAGAGCTATTAAAAGATGTATTAATATTTTAAAGGCTGAAAAAATTGAAATAGATGCAGAACAAAAATCAATTTTATTGGACTTTATAAAATCATATTACCCGGATATAAGATCTTGCATAAATGAGTTGCAAAAATTTTCTGTTACAGGCAAGCTTAAAATACATAGTTTTTCAAATAATGAACTGTATGAACTTGTGTTCAAAGAAATACAGAGTAAGAATATTAATATTTTAAGAAGAATATTAATTGAAAACGAAAGCTTGTTTAATGCTGACTATGTTTTATTGCTCCGCGGCCTTTTTAAATATATTGAAGGTAGAGATATAGATGTTGATTTGAAGAGAAAATATATGCTAATAATAGCAGAGCATTTGTACAGATCTGCTTTTGTGGTAGATCAAGAGATTAATTGCTTTAGCTGCTTTATTCTGCTAGCAGACCCTACACTCTTTTCAGTTTTTAGGTAAATACATTGCTGTATATGCAGCAGGATCTTTTTGCCCTTCAGCAGGTACAGCAGGTATCTTGACATTTTTATCAAGCAATTCTCTATCACCAGGCTGCATTTTACCACCAACGTCAGAAAATCTTGTTTGCTTTTGAGGTGTTAGGTAGTTTCCTGTATCTTGCAAATTTACTTCCTTAGGGTCAATTTGAACTTTATTATCATATTTAAACTGATCTGGTACAGGTGGTAGATTTGGATAATCATTCTGATGAACAAGTAAATTGGCAGGTACTGTTACAGCTTTATTGTAATCAAATCTACCAGGTGCAGTTTCAGGTACAACCTCTATTGTAAATCCATAGCCAAAGTTATCCGGATTACCAGCACCCATTACTGCAGGAGCAAACGATTTTACATTCTTTACTCTCAAGTTTAATCCTGAATCAATAAGATCTTTTACTGCGTTTTTAATAGATTCTGGCTGATCCTTAAAGTAATCATTCTTTAGTACACTGTTGACAAATTTAACTCTATCACTTGTTAAGAACCCGCCTCTGGTGTATCTACTAATTGCTGCTTCATAGAGCTTTGTAAACTTCTTTTCCATTAATAATATTTATACTATTTATTATGAGTTTCCTACTTAATTTTTACCATAAATATTAATATGGCGTTAATAAGTCTAACTTCTTTAAAAAAACCTGAAGAAACATATCAAGGATACACATATTCCGACTTAAAGTTAGATTTAGCATTTGACTATACAGTCAATAATCAACTTTTAAAAAATAAAGAAATTAAAGACAGTGTAAATAGTCTTGATTACGATGCAATTAAAAATAGCTTATTGAACCTATTTACAACTACACCAGGACAAAAAATTTTAAATCCCGAGTATGGCACCAATTTAATGCAGTATTTGTTTGAACCAGTTAGTATTGAAACAGGTAATTTGATAGGAACTGACATATTAGCTGCTATATCCAAGTATGAACCTAGAGTTAATGTTATAACAATAAAAGTATTTGCTGATCAAATAAACCAGCAGTATAACGTTACATTAATTCTTGCAGTTCCCATTATTAATAATACAGTTCTTAAGCTATTAGGTGTATTAAGTAATTCTGGATTCTATTTTAATAATTAATATGGCAAACCAAAATACATTTAATAATTTTAACTTAAACACTGATGGATATGCAGCGTTTGATGCTCTTTCTCTACGCAACTTAATTATTACAAGACTCAATAGCAACAATATCTTTACCGATCAAAATTTTGAGGGTAGTAACATATCTTCAATTATAGATATTATTGCATATTCTTACCATGTTTTGTTATTTTATTTGAATCAAACAAGCTCTGAAAGCAGCTTTACTGGTGCAGAGCTTTATGAAAATATAAACAAAATTGTTAAACTTTTAAATTATAAGCCTATTGGCAATCAAACTTCTATTCTGTCCTTTGAAGCTACTGCAAGTACACAGCTACAACCTGACACATATACAATACAACGCTATTCATATTTTACATTAAACGGTACAAATTATTCCTTTAATCAAGATGTATCGTTTACTAAAAGCTTAACAAGTAATGAATTTCTAGAAGATTTTAGTGCGCAGAATTTACTCTATCAAGGTATATATACAGAGTATCCAACTTATATCGCAACTGGAGAGCCTTTTGAAGTGGTAACTCTTGTTGCTTTAGATAATACACAAAAAACAATTAATATAGATCATTTTAATATTGATGTCTATGTGAAAGGAAGCGCTACTACTGGCGACACAATGTGGATTAAATGGACCCCAGCAGAATCTTTATTTCTAGAGAGAGGTACAGCAGAAAAATATGAAATACGTTTAAATGAAAACGGTATGTATGAAATTAAATTTGGCAACAATATTAATGGAAAAAGTTTAAATGCTAATGATCAAGTTGCTATTTATTATTTAAAATCAAATGGCAGCTCTGGGCAGGTTGGAGCAAATGTGCTAAACGGTAGCACACTATTTAGCTATAATACTAATAGGTTTAATGAAATTAAGATTGATACAACACCTGTCAACCTGCAAGTTCTTACACAGGCACAAGCTGCGTTAATTGCATTTACCAATATAAATCCTTCTACAAATTATGTTGAAGCTGAATCTGTAGCAAAGATAAAGCAAAACGCTCCCAATACATTTAAAAGTCAATACAGGTTAATTACAGCGGAAGATTTTAAAAATTATCTTGATGCTAATTTTAGCAACATTCTTGGCTCTGTTAAGGTAGTTAATAACTGGGACTATTTATCTCAACACATAAAATATTATTTTGATATAGGTATTGAAAAACCTAATCTTGAATCGCGCATTTTATTTAACCAAGTAAAGTTTGCAGATTCTTGTAATTTCAATAATATCTATGTGTATGCTGTACCACGATTAGAAAAAACCACATCTCTCACTACCAGAGCAAACTATTTAAATAGTGCACAAAAACAGCTCATAGCAAATAGCTTGAATAGTACAAAAGTTGTGACTGCTGAAGTTGTTATAAATGATCCTGTGTATATACAAATAGATCTTGGCTTACAAGCTCCAGGTGAAATTTTAGACCCAGAAATAAGCAATACAACATACTTACAGATTACAAGAACCGTTACATCTAAACGTAACCCTGAAGCTATTAAAAAAGAAATTTCAGAAATTTTTAAAAAATATTTTTCTACAAGCAGTGATAACCTAGGATTATTATTATCACTGACAACTTTAACCAATAGTATTAAATCAATTGAAGGTGTATCTAATATAAAAACAATAAGAATTATTGATAATACTACAACATTAGAAGTACCGGGTGTCAGCTTACTAGCTTATAATCCCGTTTATCCTTATAAAGATATAAATATAATTGCACAAGATACACAGCTTCCTTACTTCAAATTTCCCTATCTCAACAATCCCCTGGATTTTATTAATAAAATTAAGGTAATAACTCCCTCTTTACAATACCTTGAGAGAGAATACTAATGCCATCTGTATATTACACGTATGTATTTTATGATACTATTGGGTATGATGGGAACTCAACCCTAAGTGCATACACTCTTGATATAACACCCATCAAGTTTATACCTGATTTTACTACATGCCCTCTGCTTTCTGGTGAAGTTGTTATATCAAATAAAAAAATTGAATGGAATTTTGGCGACGGTACATATTCAGACACACTTACTGCAAGCCATGTGTACAAATGGCCAGGTGTTTATAAACCAAAATTAACAATTTTTGATAACAATGGTAATGCTTATGATAGCTCTTATAACCCTACCATAATAATACAGGATTTTGTATGTGATAATTTACAGTTTAAAGATTTTAAGCGGTATATTTATGATGTACCTGCAAGTAGAATTATCGAACCACTAACTATACAATATCAAAGCAGCTGGCAGACATATCAAGCGTTAAGCGGTATATATACAATCAACCTCTATGCCTCTGGTGCTGCAGGTGATTTTATTGACTATAATGCCTATATTAATGATAAATGGAGTCATTTAAGAAGCCTTTCAAGGTTTTACCAGCTTCAGCACATCGGTGATTATGATGAATATATTATTGTAGATAAGTTAAACATAGAGGGTACTAAAATATATGCAAAAATTAACGATAATAATCAAATAGAGCGTTGCGCTGAAGTTGATACTGGAGCTTATTTTGCAGGTACAACTGGATCTGGTAATTTTTATTATGTTGATGATAGAACCAAAAATTATACCACCCGCGAGCCACCTATCCTCATCATTGCAACAATGGATAATGCTAAATTTAAGGATTTTTATTCACAGTATAGCGGTATTTTTAACTATATTGATTATCCACCCTATGGATTTCAAAACATAGAACCAGCAGTATTACCAATTATTAAAGTTAGACATAATCCTGCAGCTGAACTGACTATAACGACAAATGGTGTTGATGGCGAGGGTACACTTCCTGTATCAAGCTTTTATTTTTCAGAAAATTCTTTTATTGAGACAGATATACCTTTTGTAGTCAGGTTTAAAGATATAGATTTTTTTACTACTAAAACTTACCCACCACTATACTCCAACAGTATTGAACGAATTAACCCTCCGCTCACATCATATAGTGTGCAGGTTGATCTAGTTGATAATAATTTATTGCAGCCTATCACAGGTGTAACATATTATAGTGATTTTTCACCTGAAATACCGCGTTCAATTGGTGGGTTTTTTAAAGGATATTTTAATTCTAGCACGTCTATGGAAAATGTAAGATTAACTGCAGGGGTAACTATAGAAGACCCTGTTAACTTTTCCAAAGACAGTATTGTTGGCTGGGTAGCTGAGCCCCAGTATAACTACATCAAGAGAATTTTTAAGACTTCATTCTACAATTATTGCGGTGGTTTTGCAGATGTATATCTTTCTGCATATGTTGTTGATTACAAAACACCTGCAAGCACAGAAAGTTATGCTGTTGCTGTAGCGCCCTCAGGCGCTGGTGCAGGAGAAGATTATAGGTCCTGGGTTGCTGATGGAAAAACAGACAGAATTTATAAAATAGATATTTTTGGCGCTATCTTATCTGCATTTACATTATCATCATTTCCATTTTTAGTAGATAACTCTTACGTAATAAATGTAGATTTATCATCTCCCGTACTTAGCAGCGCTGCTCCTAATAGTATCGTTATCGACGGTGATAGTAATGTGTGGTTTAGTTTGTTTGATTCTGTTTCCTGTATAAAGATGCATGGGGTTTCTGGTGTTGGAATAGCTGTTGCGTATCCTAACTTTGAAAACATCGTCTACATATTAAGCTCCGACTACAATCTCCCTGAACTAAGCGGATTTGCAGGTGAAAATTTACTTCTGCCTGCATCTGTTGATACAGATAACAAGAATAATCTCTGGGTAGCTTATACGCACCCTGCTTCTAGTTTATTAATAAAGTATAATCCAAATGGAGCAGTGCTAAATGTTGTGCCATTGCCACCCAATGTGTCGCCAGAAGAAATTGTTGTTGACAGAAACAATTTCATATGGGTCACTGCATTAAACATGCTGACATACGCATATACACTCACAGGAAGAAATGATCTTGTATATAAATTTGATTCAGAAGGCAATATAGTACCAGGCTTTCCCTTATCAGGATTCAGATTAACAGGAAATATTACTGTAGACGGTAAGCAAAATGCTTATGTTGTTAGTGATCGCGATACTATAGTTAAAATTGATGGTGTATCTAACGCGCAGACGTATTATATAGGTGGGTCAGCCGGTGGTAATAAGACGAATTACATATGTAGTATAGGAGGTATTGCTTGTGATACCGCTAATTACCTGTGGACTATTAATAATTTTGATGGGAAATTATATTATATTGATACTTATTTAACTGGGCTAACATCTCTAGACGATCAAGATCAATTTAATCTAGAGTTTCCCACTTTAAGCACAATTATACCAGTAAATGAAATGGTAGAAAGAACATTTCAAGCTTATGGTGACTGGAATGGATCAAGATGGATCAACAAATACATGGTACCATACACGCTAGTAAGATATATTACCGGTGAATCAAATAGTTTTAATCTGTACCCTAAATCCGGCAAATACAACTTACTTAAAATTAATGAAGATTTTGATGCAAGTGCATTTTTAAATAACCTAAGGTTTCAAGAAACACTACTTGATAAAGGAATGTTTTTTGATGAGTTTCTAAAAACTATAGTTGGTGATATATCAGCTCAACCGTATGAGTTAGGCAAAACTATTTATGAAAAAATAGCAAATTTTGTTTCCAATAATTCTGATATTGATAAATGCAATGTAGATAAATTAATTTCTTTTTGTGGCGAACTGGGTGTACAATTTGAAGAGTATAATTATCCTTTTCCACCACAAATTCGCAGATTAGTTGATATTCTTAGCATAAAACATAAGCTACTGTGGGGCGATAAAAATTCATTCAATTTAAATTTTGATACCAAAGGGATGCTATCTAGCAAAGTTTATGGAATTAATTTAGGACATGAATTATCTACAGAAACAAGCTACATTACTTCTGGTAACCCCATTGTCGCCCAAGAAATTTTCTCTGACCTCTATAGCCTTGTCAATAATGTGTATCTTCCCTTTTTGCCACTATCGAGTATTGTGCCGCTTAGCACTTTTGATTATAATTGGGGTTGGGGACTAGTGGTACCCAAAGGATTATCAGGTATAGCAATTAAAAATTATTATAGATTTTACGAATATATACCTACAACTGAAGGTACCTATTATAACAATGTTATTGATTGGAAGAACCCGTTAAATACACTGAATCCAGCTGCAAGTTCATTTGAAGAGTGGAAAAAAACATATGGCACGATGGAAAATCTAATTTCTTACGAGCTAACAAAAGGATTAAGGTTGTTTACTAATGATACTAATATTACATACAACAATTAAATATTTTAATGTCTGATATAGGTAGATTTTATTCACCACGTACCGCTACAACACTAACTAATACTACTTTAGATGGTCAAGAAGTTACATTAACAAATCCACTCAGTTTTATTGAGTGGATACAACTAAATGCTGTTTCTACCGTTGGTTATGATCAGCAGTTTGCTAGATATAATGAATATTTAAGCAATTTTTTTAGTCAAAAAAATGTATCTGTAACAGAAACACAATCAGCTATACGTGAATTGTATAATGCTCTCATAAACGAAATAGTTTTAAATTATTCTAGTACAGAAGAAAGACGGTTTTTACAAAATCTCGACTTTAATAATCCGCACGATACTATTATTGCAGTACCTTTTTTTGCACGCAAGGTTAAAGATATTTGCTTGTATTTTTCAACACTGCGTGATAAAGCTAAGACTGCAGCGGTTGAATACAGTCTCAAAGGTAGTAATAAAGGACTAGAAAAGCTTATCTACAATGAAATCTCTAAAACATTAGAGAATCAAGATTTAACCGAACTAACAAGAACACTCAATCTATCACTTTCTTCCATACGCAATAATACTCTAATTGAACTAGAAGAACTTTACGACAACTACAGTCATTATTATGATATAGGCTCACCTACAGCATCAGCATATAACGCTACTGATTTGAGAGCAGAAGATTTTATACTTAACTTTTTTGACATTGATGCTAATCTATACCTAAGCTTTAACAGTTCTATTATTAGTGCTATCACTAGTTATCCGTACTACTTAGCTGAACTAGGGTACAATAATTTCACAATTATACCAACAGTAGATGCTACACAGCTTAATTTGCTCAAAGATTCAGATTTTATTAATCTCATTAATAATAATACTCAAAGTAATTTAAAGCTCAATTTGCTAGCCTCTTTGAACAAGAAGTACATGGGCACAGATTTTTATTATGTGTCGACAGGTGCTACATCGAATGAACCTGTATCGGGTTTATTGTTTAAAGCTGATGCTCCGTTTGCAAATTATCTCAATAAACTGTATCCCACTGTTGCAGCTGTACCTAATTTAAGCGGCTTAAAAACCGCAAAGCAGCAAGGTCTGTTTTTTAAACCGGATAAAGTTGGGTTTTTAAATTTTAATAACTTTAATTTTGCTGCATTTGTAAATTCTGATAAATTAGCAGCAAACACTGTCTATATATTTCCTGACCCCGAGAAGTTCGGAAACATATCAGGCAATACCAAACAAAACCAATTTAATCCCCTTGACTTTACTGAGGATAATAGTGTAGCTCAAGCTGATTATACAAACAGCTACAAATATGGCGAGGTTTTAAGTGACCCTCTACTACCAACATTCAGAGGATATCAATCTAGAGAACAATCACTACTCTACAATACACAGGGAATATCCAGATACATTGATCCCCAGGATTTTTTCAAGGGATTTAAAAGAGATTCGTGGGCAAATAGTGATGTTTTTCCGCAAGTTCCATCAACTGAGTATCCATTAGAGACAAGGCTTGACACGCTTGTATCGATAGATAAAACACTCATACAATATAAATCTGATGTTTACGGTAATGACTATGGCCTCTATAAATTTGTTAACAACACTACAAATACATCTGATATTTTATCAGCAAGAGATGCAGTAGTAAGTAGGTGCTTGCTATTGAGTGGTTGCGGATTCTTAAATAATGCTTTAGATAGCTATATGTTGAGTGGTATTTTACCCCCAGCGCTTTCTACCATAATATTTAAAACTACTAATAATATACCGCCAGGTACAGGATATTATACCCCCTCGCAGGCTTTTTACAATACAGGTATACCACATTATGCACTTACTGGTAGCTATTCATATATTAATTCTTATCGATATCAGCCAGAAGTATTTTGCTATGATTTTATCCATAATACTCTTAATTGCAATTTTAAAGATGCAGTTACCTTTATAAATCCTAATGGAACACTGTTTACTGATATTCCTTCTGATTATACTTCTTTTGATCCAATTAATTCTGTTACTTACTATGATACACTAGTTGAGGGTGCTACTAATCCTGGTGGGCCTGATTTTAGAGCAAATTTTGCTTATGCACCCTCGTTCCTGTACACACCACCTGCTTCTGCTGTTACTGTTTATGATTGCTTTTATTTTGTAATAAGCAGTTTCACAGATGCTACAGAGCCGTGCAAAGAAGTTGAAGACGCTGGCCATAACAGTGACTTTATCATGGAAAGTAATTTTGTCAACTATCATATACCTCTCAGACAGACTACCTACTTACCCACTGTCTCAAGTCCAGATGAAAACAAGACAATTTATGATGCCAGATTTAAAAACCATGGCAGTTTTTACTTTAGAAATGCTAACAGCTCTTCAGTATCGCCAGTTTCTGCTGCATTATCCGGATTATTCATAAAGTACCCTCGCAATATATATGAAGAACTCTGCAACAAAGTTATAAACTTTGATTTATACTACGATATTCTTCAAATTGAGACAGAAAACTACCTTATTTTTGATAGGCTCACTTATGACGTGACAACAGCTACAATGAGAAGCTCAAATAATAATGAGATATATATAGAGAGAGGGTCCACTAATAGAAATTTAGAAAAAATAAGCACTGTGTGGTTTAGTGAGAGAGAGAATTATTTGTTTATATGTAATATGTTACTGCATCCTACACTGAGTGCATCCAATCTTAAAGCAATATATCCAGTAATTTATTTTCTAGATTTGAACAGTCTAAAACTTAGTCAAATTTATCCTACAATCAATACCAACAATCTATCTTTTTATGATGTGCAAACTTTTTCGTTCTCAGGGACCAACCAAGATATCAATATTACACATATAGACAAGCCAGTTCTCACTTATAGTACAGAATTAGATCAATATACTATATCATATTTTGGTAAGGATACATCTAATTTTGCTTACTTGTTTGTAATAGACTTTAAATACGTGAATGGTGTATTAACTAATATATCTAACCGTATGTACAGACCCACCATTGAACTGAATCATGTTAACTTTGGTAATCCTCTACCTGCACATTATGGTACATATTATGTTGCTGGATCCAGTTCAGGAGCAATCATAAACGGGGAGTTTGAATTCGGAGCATAATATGGCATTTGTACAAGCAGCAACAGCCAATACATTATTAACCGCTTCATCAGGGTTTTTTAATAGCAATGTTTATTTGGTATCTGGTACGGATTATTATGTTGCGTCAGGCAATAGTTATTCTGTTTTGTATCTGGATAATGCTTCACCTAAGCTAGCATTAATTGATACCATATACTCTGGACATTACTCTGAAAGAAGTCCGAATTCTGCTTCTTACATAGATTTTAAATTGTTTCCTAATTTGACTCGGGTGTCTACAGAGGGCACATACATGAACGATCTGGATTTCAGATACAACCAGTATTTAAGCAGAATTGGCCAGTGGGCATCCAACTATTACGCAAACATGACTGCAGTGAGAATTGCAGGAATATACAACAAAACATTTGCAAGCATCGACATCAGACAGCACAACATGGTATCATTTGATATAAGTGGGTGCCAAATAGATTATTGCAACTTATCAGATGGCACACTTTCTGCACTACAATTCAAAGGCGGTCAAATGACTTATTTGTTTGTGGGTCAAAATCCTCTTGCAGTTAAGAACTTTTCCTTGTGTGATACTCAGTTTTTGACTGCTCTAAGATATTTCTCTATAGGTAGATGGAACAATAACTCGTACTCAGATAGAAAATTAAATTCTTTTGATCTCACAGGACCACTGAGCTCCATACAACTCATAAGTTTAGCAAACAACAATTTAACTGCAGTCAATGTGCCCAATTATCCTACTCTGGAATCATTATACTTGGGTGGCAATAATGTTACACGTGAAAACAATCCATTTGACCCACAGCTCACATTATCAGCAAACAACATTACACTTAACGGGTTGTCTGCATTAAAACTTCTCAGCTTAGGTGGGCTTGGTTCTCTGAGTGCACTAAGCGCAATCAAAGGCATTCAAGGACTATCCAGTTTGGTAAATCTTGAAATTGCTGGTAATACTAATTATAGTCGAGGCTCTATACTTGGTTCAGGTTCACCAGATTTAAGAAACTTTAATGTAACTGAAATGCCTGCCAGCAAGATGTTGAATACCTTGAAGATAGACTCCTGCCCAAATTTGTCTTCCATAAACTTTTCTAATTATCACTTTGATCCACAGCCATTCAATCCTTATCCTAGAATAGAAATAAGCAATTGCAACCAATTAACAACTCTGGACCTCACACCTGTTACAGGACTAATAGATATGACTGTAACAAATTGCAGCAATTTAACTGCAGTTATTCCTTTTGTTGTGCAGGGATTTACTCCACCTCTGAACTGGTGGGGAATGGGTTCTTTTGGCTACAATAGTTGTCCAAAAATTACCAACATAGATTTCTTCTCATATAAACAAAAACCATACATGTTAATACTCAATACCATGACTGGTCTTACCGGCATGGATTTAAGAGATACTGGCTGGTTATATTTTAACACTGTTCCACTTATCACTCAAAACAGTATTAATTTCACCAGCCTCACAGCCACATCAATTATATCTTTTGTAAATGTAGGATCTGCAAGCAGTCCATTCTCAATAAACTTGCAAGGTGTTAGTGCATCATTAGTACAATTGTACTTGCAAGACAGTCCAGCAATAACAGCAATAAATACAAATTTTAATTTTCAAAATTTACGAGAAATATCTCTTATCAACATGCAAGGACTAAGTGCACTCAATTTTACTGCTCCTAATTCAGTTCAATTTACCTCACAAAACAATTTTAACTTAAGCAGCATCACACTCAACACATCCAATTTAACTGCATTTAACATATCTTCAAACAGCAATTTAAGCAGTATTGCATTGAATGCACCAAAATTGGCTTATTTCTATTCAAATTTGAACAGAAATTTAAAAACTATTACACTAGATAATCAAGCATATCTTAACACAGTTACAATACTTGCAAGCCCCTACCTTTCACAGTTTCCCTTGCTTTCAACGTTGTCATTAACCAACAACCCTGTTTTATCTGGTATTACAATTACCGGTTTTCATCCTCAATTGTCAGCTATTAATTTTACCAATACTAATTCTCTGTGTAGTATTCAGATAAACAACACAAGCTTAACTGCTTTACCAAGTAATGTATTCACCAACAACACAACTTACTTAAATGTTGCATCTAACAAGCTGCAGCAAGCTAATGTATCACAAGCCACAAATTGTATTACCCTGGATTGCAATAGCAATCAGCTTTCTACCCTGCAGGTGAATAATCTTTCTAACTTACAGTATTTAGACTGTAACTACAATCAGCTTTCTACCCTGCAGACAGGTAATCTTTCTAACTTACAGCATTTAAATTGTGTTAGTAATTCTATAACCAGTTTAAATGTTGCTAATAGTAATTCTCTTGCAAATGTATATGCTAGCCGCAATCAATTATCATACTTTGTTGATGGCAATAGCAGTTATTTGCAACGCCTCCATCTTTATCTTAATCCGTTAACACAATTAACAGTTAATTCACATTCCATGCTAACACAATGTTATGCATTTTATTGCTCACTAACAAGCGTAAATTTTAATGCACAGAGTTTAAATTATGTAGAGCTAAATCTTCAAGGCAATCAAATATCTCAGTTTAGTTGCAACTCTCCTTATTTTTCTATCTTAAACCTTGCAAATAATAAATTATCAGCAGTTGATCTATCCAACATACAATCTATAGATTCATTTGCTCTTGATGGGAATCAATTATCAGCAGTCAATCTATCAAACATATCAAACATATTCGATATAAGTCTTACTAACAATAAG